CTGAATTTAGCGTGCTTACGCAAGCAGAAGAATGGATTGCTCAAGCGGTTGCAAAAAAGATAGCGATTGCCGCAAACGATGAAGATTTTTATCAAAGAATAACAAAGCCAATAGCGGATAGCGTGCTTGCAGATGTGCGGTTGAATCGAGAATCAAAGCTCGATTATGAGGGGATGAAAACGCTTGAATCGTATTTAGATCACGTTATGAAAAAAGCGGGCTTTTATGACATTAAGCCGGTTCAGGATGGTGGAACAATCAAAGAGAGATGGTCAATATCATTCGCCAATATGAGCCAAGAAAAGTTCAACAGTGTTTACAAAGGAGTGTATGGCGTAATTTGGAATGAAACACTATGCAACATTTATGAAAGTGAATCTGATTTAGATAACAGAATTGATCAATTAATGGCATTTGGAGGATAAGCGAATGGAATCGCTAAATTATATTCTTTTATTATTAAGTTTTGCTGCTGCGCCAGCCTCAGCGTTTGTCATTGCAGTTATTTTTCAAAATAGCATCACGAGAGCATTTTTCCAATGGACTTCTTGCGTTTGTGCAGTCGGCTCTTGGCTTTCGATAGTGATTGGATTTGGTTATTGGTTGGCTAAACATCTTGGATAAGAAACGGTATTGGTTATGAATGACAAAGAAAAATTTGAGCGCACTAAACCAGTAGTAAATGTTGGAACAATAGGACACGTTGATCATGGCAAACATATTATAGCGGCGGCAGTAGCATCAGTATTAGCAAGAATGGCTAAAGAAAATGTTGGAACAACCATGCCGAAAGTATCTTATCCGGTAGAGCGATTTAACAAAAGATCGGTGTATTCAAGAGGAAAATAAAATGGCTAATTTACGCAAGGAGGCGAAAGGGCGTGAATGCCAGGTGAGAATTCCTGGTATTTGCACAGGCGAAAACGAAACAGTGGTATTGGCGCACTATACAAGCTCTTGGCTTAGAGGCATGGGAAGTAAGCCGCATGATATTTTTGGAGCTTATTGTTGTGCAGCTTGCCATAACGCAATCGATGGGAGAGTAAGAACAAGTTATTCCCGAGAGCAATTAAGACTTATGCACGCTGAGGGAGTATTAAGAACAATCAACATTTTACTCAAGGAGGGGAAAATATGTCTGATTGGTTAGAAGTTGCATTACCTTATCCGCCGTCAGTTAATCATTATTGGCGGCATACACGAAACGGACGGCATTATATCAGCGAGGCCGGCAGAAAATTTAAAACGGAGGCTTTGAGAATTTTACAACAATTTGATCCATTTACAGGTTCAGTGGCGATTTGCCTTGATGTGTACTATCCCGATAACCGAAACCGTGATCCCGATAATATAAACAAAGGGCTTTTCGATAGTTTAGTCGCCTCAGGATTAATACAAGACGACAACAACAAAGTGATAAAAGATTTTCGCAGCAAAAATTGCGGAATTAAAAAAGGCGGAATGGTTGTAGTAAAAATTAGAGGGCTTGAAAATGAGTAAATCAATCGAATTGTTAGTTAAATTACATAATCCAAAATGCGTTAGCGTTGAAACCGCCGGTCGTGGTTGCGTTGCATTACTTTATAAAGAGCAAATTATTTGTGCTTTTGCTCAAGCTGAAAATAAATATATGCTTGGCTATCATTTACTGATGAGCAAATACCGCCAAGAAAAATCCTCAAGAGAATTTGTTGATAGTTATGTTGATGCGTGGTGTGAAGAGTTTGGCCATCCTAAACACGCCTCAGAGGCCTTAAAATATGTTGTTGATATGGTATGTGATTTGCCTTTGCCTAGTCAGTTAAGACATATTAAAGCGTTAAGAAAACGCTATTTACGCTCACAATATGCGCATTTATCAGCCTTAGATAGAGCAAATAAAATAGCTGAAGAAAATGGATTATCCGCTAATAGCGTTGAGGCTCGTCAGTTGAGAATTAGAGAATTAAACGATTTGCGTAAATCCAATACTTGCCCTCGCTGCCGTGGCACAGGTGAAGTCGGTAGAGTGCAAAAACATAAATGCCCTGAATGTGATGGAACAGGCAAATTAAAAGCGACAATTTACCATTTAATGAAATCCATTGATTGCACTGAGGCTTATTTTAAACGCTATCTTTTAGCTTTAGTGGTGGACTTTGAGCGCCATTGTTATGATGAAATGAATTGTGCTGAAGATGTAATTAAACAATATTTGAAAAAGGAATTACAATAATGAGCCAATTTAGAACAACGGATGCGGAACAGAAAATTCATAAAGCGGTTAAAATGTTTATTGAGTTAGTTCTTGATTCCAAAGATGAATTGAAAGTCGATGGTATTCAATTCGGAATTGATTTTGTTGGGATGAGAAGTGAATCAACTGCCGATATTTTTATAGCGTTTATCATCAAAAAAGGCGATAAGGAGTTTGGATATACCCATACATTATCAGCAAGAGAAATAGATATTTTAAGGCCAGAGATACTGGCGAGAGTAATGAAATATAGAGCTAAATCAGCTATTGAAAAAATAAAAGAACAACTTGTCAAAAGTGTGAAGTAGATCACGGTTTGGTAAAAATTAAGCTCCTATAATTAGTCAGATTAGTTATGGGAGTTTTTTTATGAAAAAATTTTCAGTTGTTTTTGCCGCACTTGTGCTTTGTGGTTGTCAATCAGGTGCGCCGTCTTATTATCAGTTAGATTCATACGAATCCATCGTTAAAGAAATGGATTCTATTGTTGCAACAAAACTATGGATTCCAACCAATATCAGAAACGTTGAAACCGTAAATGATCGCGCTTATGGAAACGTGAAATTAGCATCTGATTTTTACTACAATAAACAAGCAACAAGTAAAAAAGATGTATTTAACGTATTGATAAGAGCTGATGTAACGGCTAATGGTGAGTTATTTGGCCGCAATCTATCATTTAGCGAGTTAGATTGTAATGATGCAAGAAATGGCACTGTAAAATTAATATTGCAAAGTATTCCAAGCATAGATGGAAATAAACCAGTTGCCTCAAAAATGACGTCGCTAAAACAGGACGGAGTATTTAATGTGAAAGGTAGAGCATTCTCGCCTGGTGAAGTTTATGAGGAAATTAATAAATACATTACAGAGCAGGATGCCAATAAATCAGTAGACTATGAAATGTATAAACTATCTAATGAGTTTAGAAATATTGTTTGCTCAAATAATTAATAAAGCCTTTTATGAACAGTGCTTTTTAGCTAACGTGAACAGTGCGAATATTAGATATTTATTGACTTTTTGCTAATTTTGCACTAATATTCAGAAAAATGACCGAGGTGTATTTATACATCTCGGTTTTTTATTATCAATCGTGGGATAGCCTAAAAGATAAAACTGGCTTTAATCCGAAATGTTAATTGCAAAAGCTATCTCCTTATCAAAATAAGCTCGCATATCTATGCGGGCTTTTTTATTACCTATCAAACGACGAGGGAAATCAAATGCCTATGAAAGATCCAGATGTATGGGCTTTAATTTGGGCGTGGTTACAGGTCAACATTGGGAATGGGTCAGTTCAAAGCGCCGGCGCCGCTGTTGCAATGTCGCTTTTAAGAATTGGCTTTATGCGAAAAAAACCATCCTTCCGCTATATGTTGATTGATGCAGCTATTTGCGCATCTATTGCTGGTGTAGCTGTTCCAGTTTGTACCCATGTATTCGGTCACGCCGATTTTTCAGCGTTTTTCGGAACGATGATTGGATTTATCGGCACGGAAAAAATCCGTGAATATTTATTCAAGTTCATTAATCGGAGAATTGAAAAAGATGATGCACATTTCACAGACGACGTTCAATAAAATTTTCCCTAACGCAATCGCTGGAATCTATAAAGCGATATCAGACAACATTGAAAAAGCTGGGTGCATTACAAAGGCACAACAAGCTATGTTTATTGCTCAGTGCGGGCATGAAACGCGAGGCTTTACACGTTTTTGCGAAAGCATGAATTATTCTGTTGCCGGATTAAGAGAGACATTTCGCAAATACTTCACTTTAGCGCAAGCGCAAAAATATGGATATGTAAAAAATAAAGCCGGTGTGGTTATTCAAAAAGCCGATCAAGCATCTATTGCTAATATCGCCTATGCAAACCGCATGGGTAACGGCAACCAGGCAACTGGTGACGGCTGGAAGTATAGAGGCCGTGGACTACCGCATCTTACAGGTAAAGATAACTACCTCAGATTCCAAAAATGGTTAGGGAAATCCATTATGCCTGAAGAAGTATCAACTGATTTAGATTTAATCGTTAAATCAGGCGTTTGGTTCTGGCTAGATAAAGATTTAGCTAATTGCACTTCTGTTGAAAAAGCCACACTTCGGATAAACGGTGGAACAAACGGATTAGAAGAGCGCTGTAAGCTCTATCGTGATTTAATGGTGAGCTAATATGGGTAAATACATCTTTGGCGCACTAGGCGCTTTACTGATTGCGTTCTGTTTCATTTTAAGTCATCAAGTCAATGTTATTAATACGCTGAAAGCAGAAAACGCTGCTCAAGCTAAAACAATCGAATTGCAGTCCGAATCAATAACAAAACTTGAGGCTGATATTGCAGAAAATGAACGTCTAACGTTTGAAATCTCGAACGAGGATAACAAAACAAGGGAACAAGTCAATGCGATTATTAAATCTATTCCAAAAGCTGACAAGCAAAGTGATGCGTTTAACGCCAATGCTCCTCTTAGCGTTATTGACTTCTTGCGCAAGTAAACCTCAGGTGGTCACTTGCCCTCGATTGCCGGTTGCTTATTTATCTCATTTAGATAAAACACAATTTGCCGGTGAAACATACGGCGACATTGCGCAATACTCAGTGATTTTAAAACGTGAGCGTGATATGTGTTTAAGCCGCATCGACAAGATTCGTGAATGGCAAACTGAGAAATTAAGTAAATAGGGGAATAAATGTTTTTTTCCAAAATCAAAGAAGAAACTTCGTGAAGAGGGTTTTACCCATCATTGCAAAGTATGGGGAATCCCTTGTTATGTTGGTGGATTGGATGAGGAAGATCCTCTTATCGATACCGCCAACTTTATTCCGAGTTGGGTGTTAGACTTAGCTGATGCAATTTGCTTTACCATGCTAGATTATCAAAATAGAGATAATCCGCATTATTTTAAAGGTTGGTCTATCTATGTAGGCGACCCGCTTTAATTTATTTTTAGGAGGAAAAATGGGTACAACTAAAACTATTGGTGAGGAATTAGTAGGGATTGATTTTAATGTTGGCAATCGAGGTGACGTGCATGAATGTAAATCTCGCTTTGCAGATGCAATAAATCAGTTACAAAAACAATCATGCTCAAGTCCAGAAAAAGAGATGCTAATTAAAGAAGCTCAAAAACGCATTATCGATGCACAAATGTGGGCGGTTAAAGCTATCACTTGGGATTTATAATTAAAGTTCACAATGCCCGCTTAATTGCGGGCTTTTTTATATATCGTTTATGGCAAGAAAGAATTGGAACGCACTTCAAATAGAATATATCAAGTCTTACGCAAAGACTGGTGTATCAGTATCAGAATGGTGCAGAAAGAAAGGGTTAAATTTTGCCAGTGCTAAACGTTATATCAAAAAGCCTGAAACAGCATTCGCACAGTTAGATGAAATCCAAAAGGGTGACAATCGAGAAGTAAAAGCAATTAAGAAAGCCGTTAAAAACAATGCGAATGAAACTTTAGAATCAGAAGTTATTGAATCTAAAGAAGATTTAGAGGAAAACTGCGAAATTAATTGCGAAATTGCGAATAAAACTGCGAAACCATCTAGATTCTCTTCTGAATTGCAATCTCAAAGAAGAAGAAAGCATGGCGGTTACGCTCGTTA